TATTGAAAATGACGATACTTCTGAATGGCTTGAAAAAACTGGTAAATTGTATTATAAAGGAGAAGTTATGCTATTCCCCTCAGAACACCAGAGAGACTGGAATAAATGGGTGGAGAAACAGATACCAAAAGTTTCTAACACATGGAGTGCCCTCTTGCAGCAAAGAAAGGCTGAACCTACAGCTGCCTGTATATGTTACACTTGTAGTGACCCTATACAGGATTTGTCAAGTACTTATTATGGCACTCCTATTGAAAAAGCCGCCCTTGCTCTTCTTAAAATACATCAACTTATAGAAATTGGATATGGTGGAAACATTACAAATGAGGAGTGGAAAAACGACACCGAAAAATATACCGTTGAAAGCATGGTAGATGACATAAGAAGTTCCGTAGCTATATATAAAAAACGTTTTGTAGCATTTCATACAGAAGAACAGCGGGACGAGTTCCTATCTTATCCGGATAACGTACAACTTGTAAAGGATTTATATAGTTGAGTAATATGGAAGACATAGGATTTTTCATGACCTTTATATTAGGCATAATAACAATACTGATAGTGTTAATTTTTTATACAATAAACAATAACGATGGATAATTATGTGGATAGCGAGAGACCCAAATGGCAATATCTATTTATATAGATACAAGCCAGAGAAACAAGGCAACTGGTGGAAAGGTAGCCCATCATGTCTTATTAAAGAAAATGTAATTGAAGGCCGAGTAACTCTTCCTAAATGGGAGGACAAAGAGCCAATAGAAATCAGATTTACAGAAAAATAGTCAAAAAACAATGTGGATAGCAAGAGATAAAAATGGCAGGCTGCACCTGTATCAATCAAAACCCGTTAAGTATATTGAGTATAATTTTTTTGGTGCACCTGCTGATTATTGGCAGCACACTGAGTTGCCGTCAGAAATGTTCCCCGAAGTACGTTGGGAGGACGCAGAACCGACCGAAGTGGAACTTGTAATAAAGAAAAAGATATGAATACAGCAATTTATTTGTTAGGCATAATCCTTGCCGTAATAATTATCTTCATGCTTTTTGTAGGCTTGGTTGCAACCGCAAAAGCATGGTTTGAATTAGTTGTTGATTATTGGAAAAACAGCAGACGGTTTAAACGGATAAGGCGCAAAGGACATCTGAAAAAGTTATGGCTTGCGGCTGAAGCGTTGCATCACTGGCGATGGACTTATCCCGAAACGCAAGGTATGGACTTGGTACAAATGAGAGACTTCTATTTTGAAAAATACCAAAAAACTAAAAATAAGAAGAAATGACAATTTATCGTAATTTGTCGTAATTTGCAATGAGTAGTTAAGTAAAATTCTGATTAAGTCCCTGTCCCACCTTTGTAGGTTCATTTCCTTATATTTGTGTAATAAACATAATAAATGATAAGAGGAATGAACCTACCTGTATATTCACGTTTTTTTGCCGGAGTGCTTGGCGTGGTGTGGTGCTGGCTGTGTCCTACGCTGCCGTTTATATTCATTTGCGTGCTTGCGGTCCTTATTGACTGCATTACGGCATGGCGGCTGAACCGTCGAATCCGGAGATATTACACAAAAGACGTTGCGGACGGCAAGCTGAAATCCGCGCACATGTCTAAGATGATAGGCGATCTTGCAATGGTTTTTCTGTGCATTATTCTTGCCTATCATATTGACACCACAATCCTTGCCCATCTTAACGGACTTCATCTGGCCAACTATGTAGCCGTGTTGTTTTGCGCCACGCAAGTAGTCAGTATTCTTGAGAACGAGAGTTCCTGCAATGGTGCCACGTGGGCGTTGCTCGCGCAGCGGGTTCTCGCAGACAAGACGAAGCGGCATATAAAGATAGACATAACAGAGTTCAACAAGCTCCGCAGAGAGTATGAAGAGAAAAAGGAAAACCAAGCGAAAGACGATGTTCAGATTTGACAACTTATTAGAGAAGTGGGCGCAGATGTACAAGCCGCTCTCACACGACCCTATAAAGGCTAACAAGCACCGCACATTTTTTCGTATTGCGGCTATCGACACACAGAGTGAGTTTGTCAGGAACTACAACGACACTCCCTCACCATGTATGGCATACAGCACGCATATTGATGCCGTGCTTACCAGAACCAACCGAAAAACGGCGTCATACCGCCACGTTATTTATTTTCTTGTCAAGCAAAAGACTTCCTCGCTTTCCAATAACTCTATAACCGATGACATGGAGGCTACGGAATGCCGTTATGAGACTGATGACCTGGTTCAGGACTTGCTTGCCTGGCTCTACGAGCTGAAGAAAGACGCTTCCGCCAATGCTCTTTGTCTTTCGGCGGAGGACCGTGAAGCCCTGCGGGGGCTGGATCTCGACGGGGCAGAGTGGGCTACCATTCCCGTAAAATATAACGGCTGGTGGATATGTGGCTTAGAGATTAGTCAGATTACGCCGCGCCGCCTTTGCGTCAACCCTGAAAAGTATTTGTCATAATGGTGAGGGTAATTCAGAAGTCTCTTTTTGAAGAATTGGAAGACACGGTAATTGAGAAGAGACACCGGAGAAAGACGTTTGAGGATTACGGAAGTTTTGTCGGAAAATTCAAGGCAAAGAAAACTACGGACGACTGTTATACCCCCCAACCGGTATATGATGCTGTCTTGTCTTTTTGCCGGAGATATTTTTCTGTTGCCGGCCGTCCCATTGTCCGCCCCTTTTATCCGGGCGGAGATTATGAGCATTATGATTATCCTGAAGGATGTGTCGTGATAGACAACCCGCCTTTTTCCATATATTCCGCCATAGTACGGTTTTATCTTGAGCGCGGCATCGATTTCTTTCTTTTTGCTCCGCATCTCACCGCTTTTGTGAAAGATGCGGATTGTTCTTATGTCTTGACCGGAAATGAAATTATATACGAGAATGGCGCAAAGGTAAGGACTTCTTTTGTGACAAGTATGTTGAGAGACACGAGGATATGGACTTGCCCCGAACTCGCAGGTGCAGTGCTCGATGCGCAACAGAGAGGTGCACTTAATTACAACGTATATGTTTATCCTGATAATGTCGTTACGTCAGCCTTGTTAGGGAAAATTCTTCACGAAGACTTGAAGATAAAGAAGTCGGAGTGCCACTTCATATCTAATCTTGATTTTCTCCGTAAGAAACATAAATCGCTTTTCGGTACGGGGTTTCTTGTATCCGATGCTGTTGCGGAAAAGATAAAGAATGCCTATCAGGCAAAATGTCTGAAGAAAAGCAGTGCTGTTTTAATAGAATTGTCGGAGTATGAAAAAGGCCTTATAGCTGAATTGGGGGGTAATCTTATCCGCTCTTTTTAGCCCTTACATAAGGGCTGAAAAATAATCATATCAATTATCATCAATAATCCTATACATTATTATTGATAATTGATATGATTATTTTTTTCTGCTTATAGTAAATCCCATTCTCTTATCGCCAAAACCAAAACAGCGTAGCCGATAAGCAGCAACACGAAACAGAATAAGCCAAGCAGCATTTCTTTTATTTCTTTCATAGCCGTTTTTTATTTTTGTTCCATAAATGCTTTTATCTCTTCCCATTCCGCAATCTCGAATTTTTCTGTTTGCGGATTATAGTTCCCGACTGCAACGATAACGCCTCCCGCAACTTTCTGCCTGTCATCCTTGTTTTCCGGCACGGCTTCTGCATCATCCCTGATAACGAAGAACTCAAACGGCTCTACTTTCGGCGGCTCCATGTCTGTGAGTCCTATCTCCCCGCGCCGTGCCCGCCTTATCCGCTCTACGTCCTTACGTGTCAGCAGGGTTACCTTCTTCTTCGCCCGTCTCACCGCCTTCAGCTCTTCTTTCAGTATGTATGTCTCCCATGCCTCGCGGCTCTGTCTCATATACAGCCACGTGAAGCAGTTGTGCATGAAATTGCCCCAGCTCTCTTCATTGCGCAGCATAAGTGCGGCAAGTGCCTGCTCGATGAACAACCGGCGGTTCTTCTTGTCGAACGCAATCAGCCCGCTTTTCTCTAATTGGTCTAACGTGCCGCATGTCTTCTTCAATACAGCCAATATTCCGGCTGTCTGCTTGCTCCTCGTCTTCTCGAGAAATTTTGTGAAAAAATTCATATTTCTGTTGTTTTTAATAAGTGCCCAAGTCTATTTTCAACCCCTCGCCAAAAGCGTGCGCGAGTGTCACCCTGCCTTTGTAGCCGTAAAAATCGGCAAGATAGTCCCGTATGCGAGTCTGTAGGTGGCGGAACTCCATCATTATTGCCGGGCGGTGCGTCTTTCCGCCTTCCGGCTCCCAAACAGAGACATATCTGCTCCGGAACTTTGCGTTCTTCGAACGCTCTACTTTTCCCGAGCTTCTTCCTGCGCCGACACCGATATCGACATATTGCATATAGTCGTTGTATGCGAAGACAAGCGTGACATTTCCGGCTTCGTCACTCCTTGCAATCCTTCCTTTAAAAGATTTCGCTCCCCGGCCGGTAGAGTGGGGGAGACCGGCCCGCTTGTTGGCGTTGTTTTTCGCTGTATATCCCGGATATACCTCGTATGGGAATATGCGCTGCGTCATGAGGTTGACGTTTATCTGCCGCAGTGTCTGCGTGAAGAAGTCTTTGACGACTCTGTTCAACGGGAACATAGGTTTTTCTATACTTTCTGCCATGGCTTGTATTTTTTTGCAAAGATATATTTACGTACCGGTTAGGGTGGGACATTTTTCTATATGTTCCCGCTATTTCCAAAATGGAAACAACCACTCATCAATTGGTTAGGGTGGGACATTTTTCTATATGTTTCTGCCGAATATGCCAATGTCCCTTTTCTGCTGATAGTTATCGTTAACTTTACGTTGAAAAAAACATAGGATAACATGGCAGCAAAACAGGTTCAGGTTGTTATAACCGCAAACGCCACGGTGGCGAACAAGGTCTTGAAAGAGATGGAGCAGAACGCGCAACGTGTTCTTGCTAAGATGAATGCTCTTGCGAAAACTGGCAAGCAGAATACAAGGGAATATAAAAGTCTGAAGAAAGAGTTTGACGCATATAACAATGCGGTCCGACAGAATGTGCCGGATATGCAAAGAATTGATTATGTTATGGAACATCTTGCCAGTACGACCACCCGCGACCTCCGCCGTGCACTCGCGGCGGCAAAGCGTGAGATGGCGAGTATGTCGGCAAATGACAAGAATCTGGAAGCGACCCGGTATAAAATGGCGGCGATACAGAAGCAGATAGACCGAAACACCAAAGGTATTACACAGATGGGGCAGGCGTGGCGCAACACCTTGCGCTCTTTTCTTGCCACCGTTTCTTTTACCGCAGTCCTTACTACAATAACATCGAAAGTGAAACAGCTGGTTAATCTCAATCTTGAGTTTTCAGACAGGTTGGCCGATATACGTAAGGTTTCCGGTCTTGCTATGGAGGATATTAACAATCTTTCCAACAGGCTTGCTAAGATAGATACCCGTACAAGCATTCAAGAGCTGAATCAGATTGCTTATGCCGGCGCCAAGCTGGGTATGGGTAATTATGGGACAGAGGGTCTTGAGGGCTTCGTGAAAGCCGCCAACCAAGTGAACGTCGCATTAAAAGAGGATTTAGGTGCGGACGCGCTTACGGCATTGTCGAAAATTACGGAGAACATGGGACTTATCAAGGAGATGGGCATCGAAGATGCAATGCTGAAGACAGGTTCCGCCATGTTCAAGCTGGCAAGTACTTCTACCGCCACGGCCAACAACATAGTGGAGTTCTCAAAGCGTCTTACCGCCATGGCAGGCATAGCCGGTATAACTACCGACCAGTTGCTTGCCCTTGGCTCTGCCTCTGATGCAATGTACCTTTCGCCGGAAGTCTCTGCTACGGCGTTTGCGAAACTTATAAGTTCGCTTCAAACGCAGCATAATCTTATAGAGAAAGAATTGCAGATAACACCAGGTACCATCAATAATCTTTTTTCTGCTGGGAAAGCGATGGATGCAATAGTCTTGATATTCGAGAAAATGCACGAGAAAGGCAACATGAATGCTTTAGGCTCCATATTTAAGCCGTTGGGTTCTGACGGAACACGTCTTGTCAGTGTAATGACTACTATGGCCAAGAATGTCGATATGCTAAAAACGCATCTTGACACGTCTAAGGAGGCTTTCGAGGAAGGCACTGCCGTGACTGCTGAGTATAACATACAGCAAAATACGGCAAACGGCATAATGGAGAGGGCGAACAATATCTGGATGAAGGCTTTTGTCAATCCTGAAGGCGTGGATATGGTAAAGGAAATGGCGCAGGCATGGTATAATCTTGCCCAGTCCTTGACAAACAATTCTGTCTATATGACCGGCATTAAAATAGTAATGAAAGAATTGTCTCTTGTTATCTCTATCCTTCTGCGTATGCTTCCTATGCTTATTACTTGGATGTTTTTTTCCGGTGTGTTTGCTGTTCTTATTAGGATAGTGTCAGGTTATAAGGCCTTGGTTGAAGTCATAAAGGCCGCCACAGTGGCACAGCGCGGACTAAATCTTGCACAAAAAGCGTCTCCTATAGGTTTCTTTCTTGGTGCTGTTTTTACTTTAGTTGGATGCATTCTTCAACTTGTAGCAGGTACTGATAAAGCTACGGAGAGCCAGCATAAATTCAACTCCAGTATGGAGGATTTCAATATTGAAATCTCAAAAGCATCACATGAATTGGATGGTTATCGCAGTGCGATAGACAATGCTAAAATGGGGTCTGGAGAGCGTGCTGCCGCAATCAAAAACTTTAATGAGAAATTCGGTCCCTATCTCTCCAATCTTCTTACAGAGAAATCAACAATGCAAGATGTCGCTAAAGCATACGAAGAAGCAGCAAACGCTATTCAGAATAAAATAGCAGTACAGATGCAAGAAAAAGAACTTGAAACTGTTGTCGGTCCACGAATACAGTGGGAGGGACAATGGGGTACGAAATTTGAGAAGCATACTAAAAGAGCAAAGAAGGGGCAATATAATTATCGGTGGCTTACGGGGTATGCTGACGATAATAAAAATCGTTCTATGGATGTGTTAGCTTCTGAATTAGGAGGGAAATTGGGTCTTAATCAAACCTTAATAGAAGAGGTGAAAGATGCTTTTTTTAAAGGACATACACGCCTTACGACATCACAAACAAATCAGTATACTGGTGATTTACAGGAATTAAATGATACTGATGATATAATAAAAAAACGCCCAAAAGAATACGCATTGCTTTCGGGATTATACACTATTGCTCAGCGAAGATCTGTCAACTATAACACTAAAGAAATCAAAAATAAATATTCCGGTTATATTAAAGAGATAAAGCCTAAGAAAAATGATCCTGGCTCTTTGGATAATTTGGCTCCTGACAAAGATGCAGCGAAGGCAGCTCGCAAAGAAGCGCGTGAGCGGAAGAAAGCAAAGCAAGATGACTTGAAAGCCGCTGAGGTAGATTCCACGGCGATAATATCGAATATAGAAGAATACTATAATCTGCAAGAGGCAGCTATAAACGATTTGGTTGCGAAGGGGAAAATAGATAAGCATAAGATGGAGTCCATGCTTACTTTCATGAAAAAGCAACGGAATGTAGCTCTGCAACAGGCTCGTCTTGCGATAAGTGGGCAGGATAACACTTGGGATGAGTTCAAGACGAACAAGATGGGCGAAGGGGTAGATATGGCTAATTTTAGCGATCAAAGTCAAAAGTCTCTCGCTGAGCTGAGAAAGATAGACACACAAAAAACGTATGCGACACTTGCCCGGTTCGATGGTGGCAAAGATGCAGACGGTGTGGACAGCACGGCTTTCCTTGACAGCATAAGAAAGAAAGCCGCAGGCAATGAGCGTGAAGTGTCGAAAGTTAATGCGGACTTGCGTATTAAGATAATTGATATGCTGCAGCAATATGATGCTGTCGCTCAGGTGGAATCTGATCTTGCGGAAAATTTAACGATGCTGGGAATACTCGCAGAGGATAACTCAAGAGCTTTCAAGCGTTTGTCAATAGAGGCGGAAAGCGGTAATGAGGAGGTTGTCACAGGGCTTGGCAGTAAACAGGAGTTGGAAGGCGTTCCGCAGCTGCCGGATCAATATCTGGATGAAGTTGTGGTGACTCCGCAAAGCAATCTCTCTCCGTTTAGCAAGATGTTTAAACAGTTTATTGCCAGCGGTGCAAAACCATATCTTGCAGACATGAATACAACGAAAGGAGTGGAAGAGTGGCTAAAGAATTTCGTTTCAAACTATAATCTTGATGAATATGGCGAGCCTAAGCAGCTTGCGGATTGGACGGACGCTTTCCCGGATATAGAGAAGTGGCTTGACAATATCCCCACATATAAGAAGGAAATACAGGCGTTCTACTTTTCCCTGTTGCAAGCCGAGGATAAATATTACGAAGAATTGAAAAGACAATCTGACAGGACGAAGAAAATTTTTGATTCTATGTGGGAACGCAGTGCCACAAAAAAATCATACGATAGCAATATAGAGGGGTCGCAGCGTAATGCCGATGTGGACAAGATTGTCAGCTACAAGTCTCCGATGCAGAAACTCGGCTTGACGGATACCGTTGCTGACGACCCGGAAATAGCTCTTTTGCAGAAAAGAATGGACATGGAGCAGGAGCGTTTTGAAATTATGAAACAATATACACAAGATGAGACACTTCTGTCAGAGCAGCGGAAAGCCGTATATGATGCAGAAAAAGCATACGCAGCGAAAGTCGTTGCAGAAATAGACGAGCGAATCAACAAACTGAAGGAGTTTATGGCTCCATTGGAAGAGTTCGGTTCTGCGGCGGGGGAGGCATTTGCTAAGATGTCGGAAGATGCGGAGAGTGGCAAGGAGGCTTTGCTTAATGCTGTAAAGTCTATGGTCGAGTCATACGGGAAAATGGCTATAAAGATAATAGAGGAGGAGCTTATGATGCGCGTCCGGATGAGCATTATTCAGAAGACCCACAATGAGGATATGGTGAAGGACGAGAAGAAGCACGGTGAGGATATGGCCGACACTCAGCAGGATGCCAACAGCTTGTTTATGGGTTGGGTGAAGAAGGGCTTCCAGAAACTCCTGCCACAAAAGAAAAAACAGAAAAAACAGGAGGAAAAACTTGAAAAAGACAGTCAGAAAGAACAAACAAATATACAGAAGCAAGGGGCAGATGACCAACAAGTTCTGAATGATACACTTGCCGACGGGATAGTTAAAGCAAAAGGGAAAATGGCAGAAGAGACGGCACAATTAGGACAACAACAAGTTCAAACTTCCATAGACCAAGGTGCAGAGCAAGCAGGGGCAGAGGTGCCTTTAGGAATTGCGTCTGGTGGTGCCAAAACCATTGGCACACTTGGCTGGTGGGGTATTCCTCTTGTTGCGGTGCTTACGGCGTTGCTGAACGGGCTTTTGCAGTTCGCGTTAAGTAAGATAGGCAAGAGCAGTGGCGCACAGGCACAAGCTCCGAAAGTGAACACAAAACTCACATCGGGCATGCTTACTTACGATAGCGGTAATGTACAGGAGTTCCGAGGCGTAGATGACGGCAGGAGCTATCCTGTTGTAGGCAGTGACGGTAAGGTATATGCCGCTACCGATGGCGGCGACCTTGTGACAGGGCTGGTTAAAGACCCTATCACGACAATAATCAACGGACAGCCCGCTCTTGTGGCAGAGCGGGGTCCGGAAATGGTAATAGGACGCGAGACAACGGCGGCGATGATGATGGCACGGCCTGATATAATACGTGAGATAGTGCAGTTCGACCGCAACCGTTCCGGCCGCACTTACCGGGCATACGACAACGGCAACGTGCAGGAAGTGGCAGGGAATATGCCGTCTGTCGGCTCTGATGACGCACAGGTTCTCACATTGCTTCGTGAGCTTGCACCGGCGTTGACAGCGTTCACGGCGCAGATACGCCAGCCGTTAAAGGCAAGTATCAATAAATGGGGCAAAGGCGGGCTTGTCGATGAAGTGACAAGCGGCCAGGCTTTCATGAAACGGTATAGCCAATAGTATAGCTTTAGGGGGATTGAAAAGCCCCCGGACTATTGATAAAGTAACGCCAATCACTTAACAACAACGCTCTGAGCGCACGACCGGGGGCATAGACCCTTATTCGCGCTCAGAGTTTTTTGTAACGTATTAAATGATTGGCAATGCAAAGATAGTAATTTTTTATAGAATGAAAGTAATTGAAATATTGAAATTGAACAAGGGACTACTTAATGTTTTCCAGAAACTGGGAATACGGATTGATGATGTCCGTTATATTGAGTTATATAATGATTATAAAAAACTTCTTGATAGTGGAGAAAAAGTATCTTATATAGTGGCACTTCTTTCAGACCGATATAATGTGAGTGAACGTAAGGTGTATGAGCTGATAAAACGATTTAAAAGCGACTGCAAATTGTGTGCAGTATGATTTATTGAATATTCTTTTTATTTTTATCATAAGTATAGACCTTTGCAGCTGAAATATTAAAGATTTATGAGAAAGCAATGTTTATCAGCACCGTTACCTTTTGTAGGACAGAAACGGATGTTTGCAAAGGAGTTCATTAAAGTTTTAGAGCAATATCCAGATGGGACTACATTCGTGGACTTGTTCGGTGGTTCAGGGCTTTTGTCGCATATCACTAAATGTCAAAAGCCTAATTCCACAGTGGTTTATAACGATTTTGACAATTATAGTCAACGTCTGGAGGCTATTCCACAGACGAATGCCTTGTTGTCAAATCTACGGGAAATAGTTACAGGAATCCCACGTCATAAGCTCATCAAGGGAGAACAACGTGAAAAGATACTCTCATGTATCCATGATCATGAACGCTGTTACGGGTACGTGGATTATATAACCATCTCTTCGTCCTTGCTTTTTCCCATGAAATATAAGTTGAGTTTGGAGGAGATGTGTAGGGAGACGCTTTATAATAATATCCGCACAACAGACTATCCTCTTTGTCCGGATTATCTCGATGGGCTGACTATTGTATCAGAGGATTATAAAAATATATTTGAGAGATATAAGGATGTGCAAGATGTAGTTTTTCTTGTAGATCCCCCATATCTGAGTACAGAAGTGGGTATTTACAAAATGTATTGGCGGTTGTCTGATTATCTTGACGTGTTAACAGTTCTTTCTGGATATTCATTTGTTTATTTTACATCGGACAAGTCTTCTATTTTAGAGTTGTGTGAATGGATGGGTAGCAATCGAACAGTAGGAAATCCGTTTAAGAGGTGCAAAAAAATAGTTTTTAATGCCCACATGAATCACAATTCGTCATATATGGATATAATGTTGTATAAAAAAGCCGTTTAAATGAAAAGAAACTGTTTATATGAAGAACAAATATTATCTTATCCTTAATAAAATCCTTCAGGAGGGGAAGATGCAGCATAACAAAAAAGGTGATATAAAATATCTTCTGAATGAGCAACTTACGCTTTTGCCTTCCGATTTGCTGGATATATTTGAAAGTCATGGAATAGCCAGAAAGAAGTTAAAGAGTGAGCTTCAGCTATTTATGCAGGGGGAGAGGAATGTGGAAAGATACCGTGATGTGGGTATAAATTGGTGGGACTATTGTGGTTCCGTATTGGTGAATAGCTATCCTACTTATTTTGAAAAACTGCCAGGGCTTATAGCAAAAATAAACCGCGAGAAACGTACCAGTAAAAACTATGTGTTGTTTCTTGGCTCTACAGAGGCGGAAAGTAATCAAGCGCCATGTTTAAGCTTGGTTCAATTTCAGATAGATGATGGGGAACTTGTGGTGTCTGCATATCAACGTAGTTCTGATGCAAATCTGGGACTACCTTCTGATATTTATCATTTGTATTTGATGGCACGGCAGATAGATTTGCCACTAAAGTCTATTACTCTGAATCTTGGGAACGTCCATATATATGCAAATAACATCAAGAAAACAGGAGTTCTGCTGCAAGGTGACGAGAATGTAAAATTTGAGTTAAATGTATGAGTATGGCAGCCCCGGAGATGCCCAGCAGGTTATGAAAGGCAATGAAAAGTAATGAATAAGAACCCGAAAGAAAAGCAAGAAACTTTCGTATAATGTTGACCGAAAATGGGAAAGTAGATGATAAGCACACCCGCAACTTGTAAAGGTGCCTTACAAGTTGCCAAGCAGGACGAGATAACCAAAAGACAAATGAAAAGACAGCGAGGGACACAAAAAGACATTTTACTTTTTGCGTCCCTCGCTGGTTTACAGAGACTTACAGCGAAAAATTGTATTTTCAGGGACAAAATAACCCCAAAAACCTATAACCTGATAAATTTTTTCGCCGTTATTGCCTCTTGCCAAGAACCGCAAAACTCCGTACCTCAATAAATTCTTGCAACATTAAAGAAACATCCGTTTCTTTCTCATTTTCAGATATATAAAAGACAGGGGAGGGGAGCAATAAATGACGGCGAGAGACGGTTTTGTATGCAAATATTGCATTATTCCTTTATATATTTTCTCCCGCATACAATATTTTCTATTAAAAATATGTTAATTTGTCTTTTTGAGGAAAAATATTAAAATAAAGTACTGAAAATAAAAGTTTTACGGCAAAGGACAAAATTTGCAAGCCGATACATCCTGTTTCTTTTTATGTCTTTTTCGAGCATACTTTTACACTCGTGTTAAAATGGCATACCCCCTTTCAGGGACAAAATGGTTGCTGAGGGAAAAAAGAAAAGACAAAAAGGAAAAACGGTCTTGCAGGTCTGACAAAACCATGAAAAACGTGTGTCGGAAATAACTATATACATTATTTGCAATAATATATAGAATTATCGTCAATAATGTATATAATTATCAGCGATAAAGTATATAGTTATTTTTGCAGGCTGTTTTTATTTCTTTTTCAGGCGTAGTGGTATGCAAATGGCTATCCTACATCCGCAATTTCCCCATTTTCTGCATTGAAAGCACCGCCTTCTTTTTTATATAGCATCTCCTTCAGGCGGCCGATTTCCTCTGCCTGCTCAACAATAGTCTTGTCTTTTTCCTTTATAAAATCCAGTAGGTCTTTTACTGTTTGATTACGTGGACGGGGTTCTTTTTTTTCGTTATTTATTATCATCTCACCATTTCCCGTAAGCAGCCAGTTTAGATTTAAAGATTTTGATATTTCTGCGTTTGCCAATCTCTCGATAAACGTTAAATTTGGTTTATGTTTTTCATTCAAAATATCATATATTGTTTGAGTACGTATATATCCTATTTTTTTTGCGAAAGAATTAGGATTTTCGGACACCTTTGTAATAAATCTTCCTAACCTTACAGAAATTTTTGTATTTTTCTTTTCCATATTATTATTTATTACAGATTTTTTTGTACATTTGCAGTGCGTTCATTTTTGAACAGCCCCCAAATATACTAAAAAAAAGAAATATATTTATTTTTATGGTCTTAAAGAAAAATAAAGATAAGTAAAGATGTTCGAAGAGCAGTGCAGCATATACAGGAATGCGAAGGACCGCTGGGGTATCGGTCAGATGCAGGTCGGTGAGTTCCTTTTTTCCGGCAGGTGGAAAGAGCCGGTAATGCGCCTGCGCAGCATGGTTGCAGAGTACGGTGCATTAGAGGCGAAGAAACACGAGGAGTACGGACGTACAAAAGAGATGCTGCCTGGGGCTACGCTTAGCGGACTGTTCCGCAGGCGCAAAGGCGATCAGCTGATACAGCATACCGGTTATATCGCTCTCGACATAGACCTCGGCGACAACATGAGTGTCAGCGACTTTGAGAACATCCTGTTTGTCCTGCGCCACCGCCCGGAGATATGCTGCTATATGCGTTCCTGTTCCGGAACGGGCTATTTCGCCCTTGTGCGGCTTGCCTATCCTGACAAGCACAAGCAGCAGTTTGCCGCATTGCGCAGAGATTACTCCGCCTTGGGCATTACCCTCGACAAGGCTTGCAGCGACATAACGCGCATACGTTTCGCCTCTTATGACGATGAGCCTTATATCAATGAGCGGGCAATCCCGTACATGGGTGTCGATTTGGGGTATCAGCATATTGCCGTCAGGGGTAATTACAATTCCCCGCAATGGCAATCACGCACCGGCGACACTCTGTCGAGGGTTGAGAGATTAGTGTCGATGCTTGAGCATCACGGCATAGATATAACAGCCAGTTACGATGATTGGGTTCATGTCGGTTTCTCGCTGGCATCATTGGGCGAAGTCTCCGGGCGTGAGTTCTTTCACAGGGTTTCGCGCCTAAACCCCGGATATAATGCCCAGGAATGCGACAAGAAGTTCGCAACGTTCAAAAACCCACGTTCCACAATCGGCACTTTTATAAAGATGTGCAGCGACTATGGGGTGAGATGATTATCAACATATATACCTCTCCGTCCTGAAGGCCTGGCATGATATTATATGCTTCATTTCGGGGGGGTAATTTAAAAAATCTGATTATAATGAATATAAAGAATCTGAAACGTGCGGCTGAGCTGCAAGAGCTTTTGCCGAAGTTAGAAAAAGCAAGAAGGTTGTTGTCGTCAAATGACGGTATTGTAAGTGTCAGCGGCCATTGTGTCGGCTCGGCTGGTGTATATTTGCCTTCAGACATGAATGTGAATGTCCTCAATGCGCTCAATGTGAAAATCAACCAGATTAAGGAGGAAATTGAGACTTTATAAATTGCCAATAATTGCGATTATGATAAATAAGAATTTATGAGTACAAAAAATGATATGCCGGAAAGGCTATACAGCAGTCCGGACGACCTTACTTCTGACAAGCGGCTTCTTCTGTGTTCGCGTGATAAGAAGTTTTGTAATGATGTTGTTTATGTGCGTGAAGACTTAATAGGCAAAGGCTGATGGCTAATATATACTTACGTCTTCCTCAGTATGTCGCGGCGTTTTACCGTGGCCGAGATCCCGAGACCCCACTTGCGTATGACGATCCTGTCGTGTTTTGTGAGTTCTCGCATGAGCATGTGGTGCTCCGCAATGGTCTCCGCTTGTTCGGGGACAACACGCAGCTCTCCCCCTTGTGCTATTCACAGAGATCTTGGAACAATATGCTTGCAGGCAAACCGCCACAGGGAGGTCAGAAGATACTGAACCGTGAGCCGTCACAGTGGCTTACTGTTCAAGAGATATGTACGTTAGAGGGGAAAAAGCCGCCCAAGTGCCAGGAATCCTTTGAATATCTTTGCATCGCCATGCCACGTGAGGTACTCATAGGACAAAGGGTTTTCCGTACTAATGCCTCATACGCCTTAGACGGCCATTTCGCGCAGGTGCTCGGCAAGTTGCTCAGGACGGAGTTTTACCACAACATACTTGACTGGCTCGTACAGGAACGCCGCTATTGCAACCAGATGGGCGTTAAGCGTAACCGCATAGAGACACTGGAGCGTTTTTTCGCACAGTTCAATATTCCGGTGAGTATGGACCAACGGGAAAGGGAGTCCATGCGCCGTATGGTTAACCGTTGGCTTGCCAAGGCTTATCTGCTTGCTAACGACCGGATAGACTTCGGCGATGACTGGATAAGGCATATTTCGGACAAAGAAATGCAGAATGTAGAGTCGCACGTGCGTCTGAGGAGATTAAAGAAGAGATAGTCTCCTGTGCTGTTGCCGTTTGTATCTTTGCGCACAAGCGTCACTTACATTTAAACAAACCGTAAAAGGGATGTTAAGTAAATATAAAAAACAAACATTTTAGGCGCATTCTGTGTCCGCCCCCTTGGACACACCTTATTTTGGACAGGAATCAATCAAAATAGTCGATAAAAAATTATGGAGAATAATAACATTTGCAACGAAATTATTTTAGACGGCATTGTACGTGTTGACATCATTCCCTGTAGTGAATGTAATATTCCCGTGCCGTTCTCTGTGCCGGATATAACAGAAATCGGACAGTGTACATTTGGCTCTCCAGCCCTGACAATCAGCAGTACAGGCGATGCGGATGCGGTGTTTGACACTGCGCCGACCTTAAAGAACACTGAGAAGACTGAGAGTGCGGGCAGAGTACGCACACATGAGCTTTCTGTGCCTGTTTCTGCGGGGTTTGAAGCTGTCCGGAAAGCGAGTGCCGTACTTTCGGGCATTGACTTTTATATATTGTGGACTACCGTCGGCGGTAAAAGATACATGGCATACACTCTGCCGAACACATCTGTTATAAGTCTTGAAGACCAGATGGCAGAAGTCACGGCACAGACGCTGAAGTGTACGGTAAAGTCGATGAGCGGAATTATTGAAGTGAAATGATGACAAGGTAAATTTCATATTTTTACGCTGTGTCTGTAGCGACAGACTTTCTTTATTTAACCTGTCTGCCTGTGAAGGTGGCAGAATCGCCCGTTTTTCCCTAAAACGGGCTTTTTTTGTGCCCCGTGCGTTTTTCCGCTTATGTACTTTTGTTTTGTAAAACATTTCTGAAAAATCTATGAACGGACTTTTGGAGATTCTCACAAACAAATATTACATGGTGTCGCCTGACTTCCTTGGCGGCATACGCTCTGTCATTCAGCAGAACCTTAACGGGCATTTGCCTCTTGAGACGAAAGAAAAGGTTATGGGGACACGTATCCCCCTGTCTGCTGTAATTAACGCGGAACGCTACAGCGCAGTGACAGGTAAGTATATCTCAAGATATGATACTGACAATAATGACCCGTATATCAACCTGCTCTATGTCGATGGTCCTATCACCCGTAACGGTGGTGCCTGCACATACGGCAGCATTGAACACCGTGATATGATTTTCCGGGAGGCGGACAATGACAAGTGCGTAGGACATGTGTTTTTGATAAACACTCCGGGCGGCTCAGCCTGGGCGAAAAACGATTACCAGCAGGCAATTGAATATGCGCATAGCAAGAAACAGCCTGTCATTGCATTTGTCGATGGTATGTGTGCTTCGGCAGGTATGTATCTCGCCGCGCTTTGTGATGAGCGTTATTACATGCACCCGAAAGACGAGATTGGCTGTATCGGTGTCATGGCGGCTTTTTACACAACGGCCGACAATTCAAAGAACCAATACACGGATGAGACTTATCATGAGCTTTACGACCCGGAATCGTTCGACAAGAACCGTGAGTTCCGTGACATCGCCAACGATGAGAATACACAGTTGCTTATTGACGAATTAACAAAACTCGGCGTGGAGTTCCGTGCGGACGTTCAGGCGGCTTGTCCTAATGCAAAAGATGAGCATCTGCATGGCAGGGTGTTCGATGCGGAGGAGGTGAAAGGCATCCTTATGGACGGGCAGAAAACAATCGGCGAGGTTTTCACCCGTGTAATAGAGCTTTCCAATTCTAATGGTGTGCCCGCAGGTGTTTCCGCTTATAACCAGTTGCAACAAACCAATAAATCAAATAAAAGTATGGAAGGGAAATATAAACTTATAGCTTCATTCTGCGGAGTTGATGAGCTTGTCGTGACAAACGAGGGCACTCATTTGGCCGTCTCGTTGCTTGACACACTTCAGGAGAGGATAACTGAATTGCAGGCTGACGCTTCTCTTGTACCGGCATTGAAGGACAATGTTTCAGGACTGGATGCGCAAATTGCCGACAAAGATGCACTGATAGCTGACTTGCAGAAACAGCTTGACGATACAAAGGCCTCACTTGGCGCAAAGAACACTGAGCTTGAGCAGCTGACCGGAGAAATGGAGGAACGGCAAAGAGATCTTGATGCGGCAAACCAGTCTGTATCGGATTTGCAGGCACAGGTGGAGGAACTGACAAGGACAGCGGGTGAGCAGCCGGACGCAGGCGAGTCTCCGGCAAACAACGGCACCGGTATGGACCAGCCGTCAATGGTTACGAGTGCGCCGCAGTATAACCCTAATCTTACTCCGGCGGAAAACGCACGCATACGCAGGGAGCATGAAGCGAGACTGCGCAAGCAAATTGCAGGCAAGACAGAACTTTAAAGCTCACGGCGAGAGGCTTGTTAAGGGATTAGTTCCCGGTAAAAAGAATATTCAGGATAACATTTTTTCTTTTGCCTCTCGCTTTCACTTGACAAGACAACAACGAGATTTTTCAACAGGTATTAGTTTTTAATTTTTTACAACAATGGCAAAACCGGCATTTATAGGCATTGAGAATCTGACCCACATTGCGGATCAGTATTCTTCGCAAATCATCATGGGAGCCAGCTATTTCCGTCCTGAGGAGATGGAACGTCTTGGCTTCAATGTCATCAGCGGCTTGCAGTTCAAGAACACCAAGACCGTTATGGCCCGCAAAGGCGGCACAACAAGGCGTAAGGTCGTAGGCGAGACAGTAGCCAACAAGATTGGCTATCTGGAGGAGCGTGTACTCACAGCCAAACTTACGTGGAACCGCTACTATGACAACCGAGACAACTACGTGGAGACTCCTTATCCCGTAGAAGGTTCGGCTGAGTTCAGCTATCCGCTTTCTGAGGCGGCATTCTTGGCTATCACTGCAAACTACGGTGAAGATTTGTATGCAAATCTTTTCTTCGGCGATCTTGACAATGAGGAAGTTAAGGGCAAGGAAGCTCTTTCTCTCTATGATGGCGTTCACACTTATCTGCGTCATGACATCGAGGCAGGCAACATCTCAAAGGCTCTTGGCAACCTTGTCCACTGTGATGCGCTCGATGCGCCTACCGACTCTCACGACTACGCGGCATGGACTGCTTTTGAAGCTTGGTGGGCAGGACTTTCCCCGGCATTGAAGAGTGCAAAGGAGGTTCTTGTATATTGCTCAAGTGAGACAGGTGTAACGCTTGCCAACGCTTATGCGAACAAGTGGCATGGAAACCATGGTGTGGTTTACACAGGTACCGGCAACTTCACGGTTCCGGAGCATCAGAATGTTGAGTTCGCTCCTTCTGACATCTTCGGACGTGGCGACAAGTTATATGCTTCTGTTCCTCTTAACTTTGAGTATGGCGTGAATTCTCTCGACAGCCGTTCCAAGATTGTAGTGCGCGAGGGCAGCGACAAGGACACAGAGGACATCATGTTCCAAGTCCAGTCTATCCAAGGCGTGCGTGTTGTCAACGTTCACGCAAGCCAGTTTGCAATGAGCGACGGCACGGTTCAGGAAGTAACTGTAATGGGTGATTACACGAAGGACACATTTACCGTTGGCGTTTCTGACACGGCAGCGGGCAGCGTTACCGTTAATGGTGCAGAACCCGACAATACAGTTGAGTATCCTGAGGGTACGACTTTGACGTTGGCGGCAACAGCTAACAGTGGCTATGTCTTCAAAGGTTGGAGCAACGGCAAGACAGATGCGGAGATTACGGTTGTGACTAAGGGGCAGCCGGAGGCGATAATGGCTGTATTCAAAAAAGAATAGCAGGCAGGTAACTAATTAAGCGGGTATTGCGCATCTGCAATACCCGTATATTCAAATAACATTTTTAACGTAAAAAGATTGTGATATGGCTAACGAAATAGTATGTCCTACCCTCAATGACATTCTTGCATCTGAGGAGTGCATGGAAAACCTTGCCGGTCTGGGCAGTGTCGTGTATGTTTTTCTTAAAGAGGACTTGCAAAGCCCACTGGTTTTGAATGACAATGAATATTCCACTCCGGAGTTCAAGTCAGGAAAAGGATTGTATAAGTTTGACTGTAAGGACGAGTCGCAGCAGGTAGAGGGTTCTTCCCTCGGCCGCCGTAAAGGTTTTGCGCTAACCGGTACGATTGTGTTGGAAGCGGTGAACAAGATGATTTCCAAGACTTCACGTGCGCTGAACAACCTTGACATTGGCATCATTTTCCCGGACGGAGATGAAGCACAGATAATGTATGACCCTAACCGGAAAATAACATTTGACAGTGACGGTATCAAGTCTGCGACAGGTGCTGCTGCAAGTGATGAGCGTACAACAACGCTTTCGGCAAAACTTCAGCCGGTACGTTATCCTAACCTGTACGTGACACCACCTACTGCCGGTTGGGATTCTCTTCTTGCCGCATCAGCAGGAGCATAAGCCGGAGACTACTTCTCTGTTTGTTTTATAAAAATACTTTTTTATAGGCTGGGCGTGAGTTCAGCCTATTTTTGTCCCCTGCTTATTCGGGGTTCTTTTTATATTTGCAATAAATCAAATAGTTATGGAAACGAAGTTATATAAGGATATGACAGCAGCAGAACAACTTGACTGGGTGACACGCTTTTCTTCTTTTGACCGTGAGAAGATGCCGCTTCTTGAACAATTAGGCGATGCTTGGGAAGCGGGAGCACGCAAGGATATGGAAACAGGTTTAAAACTTCTGAATGCCTTCTCATACGCCCGTAATTTTGTGAAGAACTCTTTTCTTGCCCAAGACTATTCTCGCCGCATTTCCCGTCTGCGTTATTATGTTGACCGTATAAAGGCGGACATTAGTCAGGGCGTAGTTGTGAAAGGCATTCATGGTGAGCAGTATGCTTATATTCCTTCTCTTCAACAGCAGGCACGCCGCCGTGGCAGACCTACACGTGAGGAAGTTTTTGCACGCAACAACAAAGCAGACGCTCAGACCGGCTCTGATACAGAAAGCAAAAAGCAGCAAAAGATTGCTGAATTGCTTGGTATGAAAATAATAACAAATGTAGCATCAAGGGAAAAGAATAATGAGGAACTTGCCAAGGAGCGTCAGGAAAAGGCACAGGCTGAAGCAGAGATACAACCGTCTCTTTTTAAGTCCGGTAAAGATAACACTCCTGAATGTTTTTCTTCAAGATATAAGAATATTGATGAGATGCCTGTTTCTTCCCGGTTGCCGCATCTTGACCAGATGAAATGGCTGCTCTCCCCTACCCTCGCCGAACAGATCGGCACGATACGCAATATCCGCGCAACAGCAGCGGCACAGGCTGAGCGTGCAAAAGTAATGGCGGAACAAGGCGCAGTTCCTTCAGTAGTTGAGCCGATAGCAAAAGAGGCTGCCCTGTTGACTGAGCAATACGAAAACATCTATGAGCGGGTTGACAAAGAGCTTGCCACTGTTTATCTGCGGCTGAAAGAAGACGGGGATTTTGCTAAAGACTTTGTTGCCCGTCATCATCTGCACGATACGGAGAACTTGATTTCTATGTTAAGACCTTATTATATAAAGCAGCCTGAAGAATTTACCGCACAGGTCCGCAAACTTATTGAGGAGAGCAACCCCGGACTTATTGCGGCGAAGAAAGAAGCCGAAGAAAGAAAAAAGCGAAGTAACGCTATTATCAAATATCTTACAAGGAAAGACAAGCCGGCCTCGAAAAAGCGCGTAGAGGGTATGACAGAGAAATTTAAAGAGCTTGAAACCCTTATTGGCAAAGAGCAGGCAGCCGTTTACCTTCCGTTGCTTGAGAAGACAAAGAAAGAATACGAGAAAGCTAATGCGGAAGATGTTTCTTCCACGGCATCAAACACCATACCAGTTACATCTAAATAGAAAATGAGCAAACCGTCACAAGAATACCTCTCAAGAGTAGAAAAATGGATTTTGGGCGGACTGACTATTCAGCACATGAATATGACGTTTGTACAGAAATTCCGCGCACGCTTGGCCTACGAGGCTTATCAAGTATGGCTTACCGACAAGCAGATAAAGCCGTCCGACCTTATGCGCCGCATTGCCGCCCGTGAATATTCGATGCTTCTAAAGAAAGCGGACGAGGGCAATGAGGAAGCACGCCAGTATGTCGATGCCCTGCACATAGTCCCGGGAGTGGCGAGGACTATTTCGGAAATATCGAATGACGTTTATGTGCTCAACTGGCTTGTTTCCCGTTTCGACACGCCTGTTCAGAATATTGAGAAGGCAAAGGTTGTCGATGCCTCCGACTGGCTGATACGTGAGGGCATGAAAATGGGTAACGCCAAGGCTGTGAAGTCAGGGGCAGACATAAAGATGCAGATAAACAATAATTTCAATGAGGACGATGATGTGGCAGACAAGATGCCGCATACCGAAATCAATATAACCGGCGATGTAAGCATCGTAAAGAGTGACCGCGTGAATTATACTGACGAGGAGAAGCGTAAGCTCGCCCGTAAGTTCGGACTTACCATGAATGAAGTGCAGGACATGATACAGGACGAGAACGGAGTATGGCAGTTGCCGGACGAAGCTCCCGAAGAGGACAACACACAGGATGTTTTCAGTGAGACTATTAATTAGGCGGCCGTCTGTCTAATTATTTTTGAATAATTACATTTAACGAGGGAAAAAGACTATGGACACTCGTGATGTCTATATGAACCGTATGCAGCAGCGCACATTCTATGCGGGAGCAAAAGATGTGCGGGGCGTATGCGCGAGGCGTTTCGGGAAGACCGACGGCACGATAGGACCGCACGCCTGGCGGGTGGCGGAGTCTATGCCGTGCGGTGCCGGTATATGGCTCGGCAACTCCCGGAAGCAGCTTTACACCCGTACCGTTCCCGGTACTATTGCGGCAATAGAGCGTTTCTATGGCTTTAAGGAGGGTGTGCATTTCGGCTGGGGCAGACCGCCGAAATGGGTGCCCAAGTGCATCATACGCCCAAAGACGTATGAAAACGTGATATGGTTCGCCAATGGCTGGCTCTATCACCTTGTTTCTCTTGCTGTAAGTGGCTCGGCCAACTCTTTCACCGTGAACGCCATTATTGCCGACGAGTGTAAGTTTATGCCGAAGTCCAAGATAGACGGAGAGGTGATGCCCGCACTTTCCGGTATAACGCATCCGCTGGGAGACCGCCGTTTTTCTGACTGGAATCCTTATTATAAAAGCACGATGTTCCTGTCAGACGCATCATTGACGGCAAAAGGCAACTGGCTTGAGAAGGAAGAGGAGAAAATGGATGCCGAGATTGAGACCGGTCCCTTTACCGGCAAGACATACCGTGACATACAGGAGGAGCTTGACCGTTACGCGGATAGGCTCATATTCTGGAATGAGCTGCTCCGTGAGGCGAAGAACTCAAAGCACAGCGTAATGGTTGTAAGCGAGGAGCAGAAAAGCACAATAAAGGCATTGGCGAAGGCTGTATTGAACCATGAAGGACCTTACCGTATATTGCCCAACTACGGGAAAAGCATAAACAAGGCAACTTGTGAATTTCTTGTAAACTATAAGCTGATTGGGCAGGACACGGCGGAGCTTCTTTACAACCATAAATTCCTCATAACGAAGAGTGAGCATTTTGAGCTTATGCAGCTGAAGAAGAGCAGCAAATATGCGGAGCATATCCGTCAGCTCAGATGCAGTTCATTCTATTTCTTCCGCGCGTCAACACTTGACAACGTAGATTTGCTCGGTGCCGACTACATTGCACGCATGAAGCGCGACTTGCCGCCTGTTGTCTTCGCTATCAGCATTCTTAACATGAAGCAGCGCAAGAGCAACGACGGGTTCTATGCCAACCTCGATATTGAGAACATACACGGCTATATTCCTGACGACTGTCCGGCGATAGAGAATGCCATGCACCTGAAGATTGCAAGCACCGTGACTGGCGGGCAGCGTATAGACACGGACTATGAGACACCGGACTTCCGTGAGCTTCAGGAGGTGAAAAACTGTACCGTTGACGGTGACGTGGTTGACAATCTGCCGCTTTATGTCTCATTCGACTACAACGCAAACATCAACTGGATTGTAACAGGACAGGTATATAAGCGTGACGGTGTGGAAGCAGTGAACGTGCTTTCTTCCATGTTCGTGAAGAATGAGAAGAAAATCCACGCGCTGCTTGCTGACTGGAACCGGTATTATTCGCCGCATAAGGGCAAGAACAAGACTGTTTACTACTTCTATGACTCTACTGCCAAGTTCCGCGGCTATGCCGTAGAGGGGCAGGAAGACTTTAAGGACACCATTATATCGGTGCTGCGCAAATACAACTGGGAGGTTGTCGCCATAAACATGGGCCGCCCAATGGCGCACGAGGAGAAATATAAAATAATAAACGAGGGGCTTGGCGGATACTCCTATCCGGCTATCCGCATAAACCGCGAAAACAACGAGGCTCTGATTATAGCCATGTGTACTTGCGAGGTCTCCGTCGGGTATAACGGATTCAGGAAAGACAAGTCAGGCGAGAAGCTCTCCGAATATGCCGATGACAGCGTGCGCCTTGAATACCGTACAGACGGCACTGACGCTTTCGACCAGTTGTATATCGGGTGCAAATTCTACCGTATGCGGATGTCCGGTCTTTGCCTGCCTGGCGGGCGGTAAAAATAACCATATCAATTATGGTTAATAATGTATATGATTATTGGCAATAATGTATATAATTATTGATGATAATTGATATGATTATTTTCTTAGCTTTTCCCTTATCCTGTTTTCTTAATGTCCCGAACATAAAATCCGCCTTTGCTAATTTTGCCTTAAAAGAAAAACGATGCCGACAAGACAACCTACGCAGTCATTCCAGAATCTGCGCAACTATATGGAAAAATGGTCCTGGGAAGACCCTGCAACGCACCTGCGCACCACCGGGTACAATGTGCCGTCTGGTGTGCATGGCGCAAAACAGGTTCCGGTGTTTATCAAGTTTGTCACGCAAAGCGGCAAACTGGAGCAGGGAAATGTGATCTGCCTGAAAGTGAACCGCCGGAAACATCAGCGCATGGTGCAGTTTGTGGAGTCTAAGGAAATACGCATCGTCTGTGATTATCTTGTCATCGAGGTTGACGGCACAAGGTTTTTAACCCATTAACAGTATGGCGAAGAAGAACAAGAATATTATTAAGGTAAAGGGAGTAAAGGAATTTGCGAGACAGTCTGAACTCCTGAAGTCGCAAGGCTACATGGTTCTGCCAGGGCGTTTTGTCAAGAACAGCAACACGCCGGGGTGGAGCGATATGCTTTCGGCGCAGCTCTCATGCGGATGCACGGAAGACGGCAAGAAAGAACGCAAGGCTGTGCCTTCTCTGTTTGCAAGCAGCGGCAATGAGCAGCCCTGTCCCGGCTGCGGCTCACAGGGACTGGGCTGGATGGAATGGGGAGCAGGCAACCGCCTGCCCAATGTCGTTTCGCTGCTCACGGGGATGTTGCCTTATACCGCCACAGGCTGGAAGTTCAACACCGACCTTGTCTCAGGACTCGGGCCGCGCCCTATGTACAGATACGCACGGTATGTGGGCGGAGGGCTTCAGCAGAAAGAAATACCCTACGAGGATGCAGGCATTCTTATCAAGGGTATTCTGACCGACTTGCTGGCGCGGCTAATCGACATAGAGAATACACAAGACACTGATGGGAACAGCAGCGGCAATAATATTCCGGCGCAGAAGCTGGCGGCACGTCAGCAAATCAGAGCTGACATACAGGAACAGATTAATGAATGCAGGAAAGACTATGATACATGGAAAAAGACAAACGCCGAGGTACAGGAGTTCATGAAGCACAACAATCTCGCACACACTTTTCTGCAACTCTTCGCAGACGAGCAGATGCTGGGCATCTGTTTCCCGGAGATACTGCTTAACAGGAATGAGATAGGCGCAGACGGCAAGCCTGTGAAGACCGAGACATGGACACCCCGCGCCGTCGGCATATCATTCCGTCCCGCCCATATATGCCGGTTGGAGCGCAGGGACGGGGAGAACAGGATTAACTATGTTTATGTCTCAAACCGCTGGCTGGACACTCCGGTTGTCGAGTCCGGGAAAAACGACATTTCCATAGACGCGCTTCCGGCACTCGGTGAGCATTCGCCGGTGCTTGACCTTGAGCGCATTGTGCGTAAGGCGAGAAGCCGCCGCGTGGCGGCGGACAAACGCCCTACGAGGTTTATCCTTCCGGTGAGCTACCCTACTGTAGGAAGACCTTACTACCCTGTGCCAAGCTGGCACTCTATATTCGGCGGTGACATATACGAGTATGCGGCGACTATAATATCCGACCGCGCCACACGCCGCAAGAACGCCAACATAGTGGGGCGCATCATATATATTCACAACGATTTCCTGCAAAGTATGTATGTGCAGGAGGGTGCGGACACTCCGCAGAAGAAGGATGCCTTGCGCGACAAGATGTTTCAGGACATAAACTCATGGCTTGGCAACCGCGACAACAGCGGGCAGGCCCTTGTGGCTTTTACGTTCCGCGGACCGGACGGGAAAGAATGTGAGAGCTTCAAGATTGTGGAGATTGAGAGTTCAAGCAAGAACACGGCGGAAGCCAATCAGAAGGAGTTGTCGGAGGTGTCGAGCATTATCTTCTTCGCCATGGGACTTGACTCGCGCCTTGTGGGCAACACACCCGGCACGGAGAGCAATTCGGGCGGCACAGACCTGCGTGAGCGTTATCTGCTGAAACAGATACAGATGTCGCCGACACAGCAGATAGTAATGAAGCCGCTTGAGGTTATAAGAGACTTCAACGGCTGGGACAGCCATCTTGTGTGGCGCATCAAGCGTGAGGTGATGACGACACTCGACAACAGCAAGACAGGAGTAACGGAACAAGAAACTACATAAAGGAAGGACATAACTATGATAATAACGACACTTGAAGAGCTGCGGATGTATTTTCCCACCCACGCTTTGGACAGCATTGAGCCTATGACCGGCTTTCTCGACAACTCGGAGCATGACTTCCTGATGGAGAAACTGGGGTATAGCCTTTACGGCAAGTTGTGCTGCTATTATCAGGATATAGGCCCGTCGAGTCTTATCGAGGCTATTCAGACCAACACTCCCCTGCCCTACTATGCCCGTTTGCTGCTGCTCTGCCAACGCTGCATTGTCTTCGATGCTTTCAGCCGCGCCATAGGCGTGCAGGTGGTAAGCATAAACAACGCAGGGGTAAATGTTTCTGTCGCTGAGGATTATGCGAAGGCGGACAAGGAAACTGTGGAGACTTACCGGCAGACGTGCATAAAAGAAGCGCACGCAGCCGTGAACCGCCTGCTCGCAACGCTTGAGCAGTGGACAAAGGAAGTCGCTTCTACGGAGAAGACCGACACACCGGAGGAGCGGGAACCGTCCTGCAAGGAAGAGATAACAGATCTTTGGCGGCAGTCGCGTTATTATTTTCTCGCCGCCGGGCTACTCATTCCTTCCGCACAGGTGTTGCAGGAATATCTCAACATCTACGACTCGCGTGAGAAGTTCATACAGATGCTTCCCGATTTGCGGTTTGTACAGGAGGAGATTATCGCTCCGGCAATAGGCGAGGAACTTTGCGATTACTTTGTTGACTTGTCTTTAAGGGGCACGTGCGACAAGTTTCTGTGCCGCGTAATTCATAAGCTCCGCAAGGTCCACGCCACTTATCTTGAAGAGCGCACAGCCGTGCTGAAGACAGCCCAGGCAAGGAGGCAGGCGGCGCATGACGAAGGCGACAAGCTGATAAAGGCGGTTGTCGAATATCTTTCGCTTCATCAGTCCGATTTGCCGGAGGATGTTGTCAGCCTGTCACCGTTCTATGTTCCGCAGGCGGATGCCTGCCGGTGTCCGCAACAGCGTTTCAGAAACAATTCCGCTGGCAGTGCCATGTTTGTAACTCCGGCACTTGATTAGAAAAAAACAGGATTAAACAATAACAGGGAAATATGTTTACACAAAAGACAATAGACCTTCATTTGCCGGAGTCATGGAATGCCTGCACGGTGGAAGAGCTTGAGATTATTGCGCATATAATAGCTGCCTGCGCCATTCAGTCAGACAGCTATCATCCGTTCAATATGCTCGATGTTAAGACACAGGCATTCTTCGCTCTCGCGGGAGTGGAGATTGTGGAGCATGGCAATCCCGACGCACCTGTTGATGAGCGGTATTTTGTCTGCCGCATTGCGGGTAATAAGAAAGAAGTGTTCAACTTATATGTCTGGCAGGTTCATTCCTGGATTGAAAGCGAGTTGAAGTGGCTTGACGGCAACAGTCTCACACGTTTCCCCTACCCCGTCCTGCGGCGTGGTTCACAGCATAAGGAGTTCCACGGCCCTGCGGCTCTTATGCAGGACTTCTCGTGGCAGCGTTACCGCTTTGCGCAGGACTACATGCAACTCTGTATTGACAGGCAGAATGCGCTTGTACGTATGCAGGACAATCCGCAGGCAAACAATAAAACCGGCATGAAGAAAGCCCTAAAGGGCGTAATGCAGGCCCGTGCTTTCTTCCTCGCCATCCTCTATACGGAGGAGATTACGGTAATAGACGGGAAAACACAGGAAAAGCGGCGGTCTTTCACCTACCACTCAAATCAAGTTTCAGACAACGCGAAGTATTTTATGCGTTTTTCCGACCTACAGTGGCAAGTGATACTGTTCTGGTGGCAGGGAATGATGTACTACCTTCAGCGTCGTTATCCGCGTTGTTTCCGGAAGCAGAAAATAACAAAGGGCTTCCGCCCTGCCAATCCTCTTGAACTGTATGTGCGCACAACCGCGACAATGGAAAAATACCTTGGTCTTGACGAGGAGAAAGTCAACAGCCAGAACTTCCAGATTGTGTTGCAGCATATCGAGGATATGGCTAAGGAGAATGAAGAGCTGGAGAAGATAAAGAAAAAATAATTGAAATAAAATATATGACCTTTAAAGAAATAAAAGAGGAATGGTGTAATGCGATGAGGGTTCATGATGGTTGTAACTTTGCATATAAGTTATTACTTGAAGCGCAGACCGTTCCACAAATGTTAAGAGTAGCACAGGATTATTGGGATGAGATTTATAGATCTAAATATCCAGAGGTAGTACTTAAACGGATCGAAACGTGGTATTGTAATTTTAAAGAAGACTTTAATTCTGCAGGTGTCTTTGTTAACGAGCCTTCTGATTGGGGGCTTGTAATTGTTAATAATTATTACAAGGAAGCTCTTAATATTTATGGTAAGGCTAAGGCTTATATATTTGGCAAGTCGTATGTTAAGGGATATGACTCTGCACAGGTATATTGTAGGACAGAAGGCTCTCTTATAGAACTTTACAATACGTCTTATGGTCATGTAGAAGCAGGCCGAGCTGTTGCTTATGGACGTAGTTCCTTGCAATGCAACTGCGATGCTGAATGTTATGGATCTGTCAAGATTAACATTTATGGGGGCGTTTTAAAAGATTATGGTCATTTGTATATAATGGCTTCTGGTAATGCTGTTGTTTATTCTTCTAATTCTCGGAATATAAATATTTCTGGTAATGCAAAAATTAAAAATCTATGAAATCTCATCTCTCAATAAATGTAAACGGTCATTATTTATCCTTGCCGGAAGATTTTTCTATTGATGTGGAAGACCTGAATCCTATTTTTAATGATATGGAGATGTTTTCTTATCCTGTAGAGATTCCACTCGAAAATAACAGGGCTGTTGTAAAAAATGTTGATGACATAAATTCAGACTTACGCCCTGTTTCACTTGAACATGTTCCCGTAAAAATTTTTGTGGATGGAATTCCTTTTCGTTCTGGTACAGCTGTTATGCAGGAAGACGAAGAGGTGGCGGATTCGCTTTCTATGAATGTAGATGCTTCTACTCAAACATTTGACGATCTTATTGGAGATCTTGACTGTAGAGATGTTCCTTTAAAAGATGATATTTTAATCGGCGAAAAAATAGGAAATGTAAAAGTCGATGTTACATATACTTATCAGGCGGTTGTTGATTATAAAGGTAAAAAACATACTGAGACTTATACTCGTGCTGGAAATAAAGTGACGGGATCTTTTGAGCCACAGGCGTTGGGCTTCTCTTATCCTGCGGTCTGTTTCGTAGAGAGTTCTTCTTCACAAGTGGCAGCTAAGAGTTTATTTAAAACAAGGGCATATCCGAATGGTAAAACTCTTGTTGTTCCTATCGTTGTTCAGAGTTTTATTAATGTTGATACGCCTTACCCAACGAAGCCTTATTGTAATGCGCGTGTAGCTTACAAACATTATGGCTTGAATGACGACGGTTCGACATCTGATAAAATTGTGCCTGCTGATGAGAGTAAGAATGCGTATGAAGATCATTTCCCTTATTGGGTTCTTGATGCGGATAGGCCCCAAAGTGGTATTTGTTTTTATGTGTTGTATTTTCTTGACTGCCTTTTTTCTTATTTAGGAGTGTCTTTTGACAATTCGGCATTAAGAGCTATTGGTGACTTAAATAGGTTATGTTTTTTTACTACTCATTGTAAATATACAACAAAAATTATTCATGGTAGTGAGAGCAATTTCTTTTTTAAGAATTTAGATGATATAAACAAGTGGCTCTCATCACGTGGATGTGGGGGAACGTTAGAAATTGAAAATCCTGAACCTAAACAGGTTAATTCGTTTACTTATACTTTTCTTGGTGAGACAAAAGAGATTGTTGTTGGTAAGGATGATGTAAAATCAATAACCTTAAAAGCAACGGTAACGGAAAAAAGTGTATCATCTAATATCTTGGCGATGTATGCATCTTCGGATAATTTTCCTGAAGAAAGTGTCAAGACTATTATTAATTCACTTGAAAATTCGTTTGGTATCAAGTTCCATTATGATTATGAGAAAAAACATGTCAAAGCTTATCTCTTACGTGATGTGTTTAGAAATCAAGAAAAGCCAGTCATTTTTCATGGGGAGGTCTTGTCTTTCAAGAAAATTAGCGAGAAAATAACAGGTGTACGAATGAAATACTCAGCAGAGAGTGATTCTAAAGAGCAACGGAATAATGTACGTTATGGGGTCAGGGATTATGATACTAACTTTGATTACATTGATTATCCTAAAGATAGAACTGTTACTGATAAAAAGTACTCTGACTTTTTTAAAAATCTTTCGGCTGGTGATATGAATGTTTATATTGATAGGTCAACAGGTAACGCTTATCGTATAAAAGTTGATTCTGATGCGACTAAGGCTGCGGAGTTACGTCCTGTATTATTTGAGGTCGGAGGATATAAAGGGGTTGAATATGGAGATTGTTCTACAGAGAATAATGATTTTGTTAAGGAGTTTGTAAGTGATTTTTTCCCTGTCCCGTTTAATGATGTTAATTATCAGAATGAGTTGGCTATGGCGACTGGCGAGGATATAACTGATGACGAAGGGCATTCTTTGTCTAATTTTAATAAAGATTCACAGCCGATTTTTTCTGCGTTTATTGATGAGGATATGGAGCATGAGTTTGTTAAGCAACGCATTCGTAACGTGTTATCTTCTGCTTGGGTTGATTTGTATCTTACAGAAAATCTTGAATTGAGGGAAAGCTATGATCCCAGTAGTACTGATGATGGTAATTCACCATTACAGAGTTATGATTGGGGACTCGCAATAGCTATTATGCGCGGTGGAGGTACTGATTCTACTTTTATTACTTATGATTATAATTATGATGGATTTAAAAATTCTCGTTGGCGTACTGTTGCAGGTCAATATGCCCTTACATCTGATTCCATTGACACACAGGGAAATGAATTTGATTATAATGGGACTTTGTCTGGTGTCGGAGATGAGGAGCGTTTTTCTCTAAAAATAAGAGCATATAAACAACCCAAATGGGCTGCTGAACCTTTATGCAATCCAGATGTTGTTGATTCACAGACTTTAAAGATTATAAAGAAAATACGTTCACGCGGATTGTTTGATACGTTTATGTCAGAATATGCTTATTTCCTTGTCAATAGAAAGAAATATAAGATTCGTGCTTTGGTTTCGGCCGCGCAAATTGCTGATATTCCGAATCACTGGCGTAATAGATTTAGTATTGATGGTAAAGTTGGATATATAAACAGATTGTCATATAATATATCTGCTAATACAGGTATTGGTGAGGTTGAGATAGAATTTTACACATTATAAAATATTGTTATGGCTTCAGGATTGCTTCTTGTTTCTGGTTCGCCTCTTATTGGCTCGCCGATAATTTATAAAGTTACTGCTGCAAATTTAAGTGGTGAGCCATCGTTTCATCGTATTAAGATTACAATTTCAGCAGGATTGCAGCATGGAAATTATGAGTCTTTTGAGATGTCAACACCAGTAAATAACGGTGAGACTGTTCAAGTTGACATTTCCTCTGCTCTTCGTGCTGTTGCTGATGATTATTTTTTTACACCTGAGCCTCCTGACAGTTATCCGTATGTTTCTTTCTCACTGTCGGCATGTGATGATTACATGCTGAATGGAGAATTGTTTGAGAATATGGCTCCTATTTCTAATAGTGGGGGTAGGGCTATTTTTGGTACGTACTCAGATCTTGAACGCTTGTTGGCAGGTGATAATAAGACGACTTTGAATTTTACTCGGAAACCTATTTCTCCAGAAATAGTGTGTGTTGGTGAGACGTATGTGCGTCCTCGCCAAATGTCTGTAAGTATTGGTAATATATTACAAGGCCCGTCTTCTGTTGTTTATAATATTACACAAGAGGGAGCGCAGTCTGTCGCGGGAGCACAGTTGTATGCCTTACCTGCAAATCAGGCAGATCGTTATCTCTTTCGGTTTATAAATGGTCTTGGATGTCTTGAAAGTTTATCTGTATGTTCATTGCGTACTACTGAGATTTCTATAAATACAGAACAGTTTAATATTGCTAAGCCAGAGACTTTTAGCTCTTTTGCTCGTGGTGTGGTAATTAAAAAGAATGATTTTGAGAAATGGCGTTTTTCAAGTGGGCCACTTGATAGATTGTGGCAAGAATGGTTCTTGCATGAGTTTATTATGGCTCGTTGGGTATGGATTAATATTGAGGGTAGTTGGATTCCGTGTCATGTTTTACCTGAAGAGACTATAACAGGTATGAATCGTACCGATGGGTCTATGCTTGAAATTATGTTTTCTATACAATTTGATATTACAGGTTCTCCTTTTGCATCCCTTGCTATTTAATTGTGAGTCCCGTTTTTGTCGTTTTGTATTATTATTTTTGTCATAAATAAATTTATAATTCAATGACTGAAGCATCAATATCTAATTATTGGATCTCTTCTACAGCTCTTTATATAACATTAAATGCTATGGGTGATCCTGATCTCATTCAGGCTAATGTTGCGTCTGGGGCTGCCATATTATGTTATATGAGAGGAGTTGATGGATTGGGATATGATGCGGGACATAATTATCAAAGATGGAGATTATCTGCTGATAACACGGCATTCGATGATTATACCGAGAAATATGTTTATGCAGCAATACCACGGAGGGGGAATGCTAATGATATGGCACAGATTGTTTTTCCTTCTGAACTTATTGATATATATGGACAAACAGAGGAAGGAGAACAGATAGGTAGTACTGATTACTACTTTATTTTTTTGCAGGGTATTATATCTGCGTCTGAAGTTAATGGTGTGCGACAGCAACGAGTATGGTCTAAGAGGGTTGAAACGGGCACACTCTCTTCTGATGAAGCGATAAGTGCTGGAGGTGACAGCCTCTGGTGGAAATATTCTTCGGTTGATGATACTGTCACATTCTTGAAAGAGATTACTACTGCTATATTCCATAATCTGACTGCTAAAATAGCAAAAATTTCCACTCTTTTTTTGGGTGAGGACGAACTGACATCAGTTGCGAAGTATCCTGAAACAGGGATTAAGACAACTAATGCGATTGTAACACCTAAGTTTTTGAGTGATTTTTCTTTTGCAAATTTTATTAGCAAACTTAAAGATGATGTAGCTAAAGGGATTATTTCTTTTTTGAAACGTAGTATTTTTCATTCAGGCGCCCAGTACGGTGAGAGCTTCGACCCAGACATACTGACGGGCTTCGGCGGCCTTATCGACGGTGCGGGCAACGGATGGCTGGAGAGCCTCACGCTGCGGCGCTTCCTTGAGG